CGAACCGCGACAGGTCGAACAGTTCCATCGCGGCTTCCGTCTTCGTTGCATCGTTCAAGTCTGTCACTCCCGGTTTGCGCCTGCGTGTCATTCGGCAGGCGGTGGTTCAGGCACAGGCTCTGCCGGGGGCTCGGGCTCCGGTATCTCTTCCACCGTGGCCCCTTCCGGCACCTCGTCGCCTTCCTGAAGCTCCACCTTACGACCATCTGGCATCGTCGCCATCAACAATGTGCCCTGCGTCGCCGCCGTGTTGACGATATTGGAATTGATTTCGATGGTGGCGTTCAGGGTCTGCACCGTGTTCGCGCCGCCGCCCGCAGCCTGACTTTGCATCGCCAGACCGTAGAACAGGCGCGTGCTGTTGAGCGCGCCGCCGCCCGTGCCCTTGTCGTTCAATTCGACCTTGAAGGCATAGTTCTGCACGGCTTGGGACGCGGCCAATATCTTGATCTGGCCGGGGTCGAGCGCATCCACGGCGAACACGTTCGCCATGGTGCCAGCATTGTCCGTGCCCTTCTGCTTCGTCGTGCGGCTCTGGCCGATGACATCGGTGCTGATCAGTTGGGCAGTGTCGCCGTAGCTGCCCATCTGCGTCCACTTCTTGACTTCGACCCACGTCACGCTGCCGTAATCGCCAGCCACGGCGTCCTGCGCAAGCTCTGTGAAGGGCAGGTTGCTGACATAGAACTTGCAACCGGCGACCGGGTACAGCGGCATAGCGGACCTCCGTTATGTCGCGACGGTAGCGACAATATTCGAGTTGATTTCCACGGTCATGTTCAGGGTCTGCACGGTATTAGCGCCGCCACCGGCTTCCTGAGACTGCATACACAGCCCATAGAACAATCGCGTACTGTTGAGCGTGGCGATCTTGTCGTTCAGTTCGACCTTGAAGGCATAATTCTGCACCGATTGTGCCGCCGCGATAGATTTCAACTGACCGGGGTCAGTGTTTGCTAGGGCGAAGACATTTGCCATCGTCCCGGCATTCTTGGTGCCCTTCTGCTTTTTGGTGCGACCCTCGCCGATCAGGTCGGTGGTGATCAACTGGGCCGTGTCGCCGTAGCTGCCCATCTGCGTCCACGACTTCATTTCTATCCACGCGACACCGGAATAGTCGCCGACCACGGCATCAACCGCAAGCTCAGTGAACGGGTTGGTGCTTATCCAGAACCTGCACCCTGCGACGGGGTAAAGCGGCATTGTTGCGCCCTCCGATCAGACCGCCGCAATGGCGACGATGTTGGAATTGATTTCGATGGTGACGTTCAGGGTCTGCACGGTATTAGCGCCGCCACCGGCTTCCTGCGCAGACATGACGAGCCCGTAGAATTCCCGCAGGCTGTTGTTCACCTGCGCGCCGACCTTGTCGTTCAGTTCGACCTTGAAGGCATAATTTGAAATCGACCCCGCTGCCGTGATCGATTTCAACTGGCCGGTGTCGGTGTTCGCCAAGGCGAAGACATTGGCCATGGTGCCAGCGTTCTTCGTCCCTTTCTGTTTCTTGGTGCGCCCCTCACCGATGAGGTCGGTGGTGATTAGCTGGGCAGTGTCGCCATACGACCCCATCTGTGTCCAGCTTTTCATTTCCAGCCAGACCACGGCTGAAAAGTCAGCGGCAACAGCATCCACCGCCAACTCAACAAACGGGTTGGTGCTGATATAGAATTTGCAACCTGCGACCGGGTATAGAGGCATCTGAGGCTCCTTTCACTATACCGATATAGTTTCGAACGGTACAGTAACCGGGGTTCGCCACCGGTCGCCGTCCACATAACCCCCGGCTACTCTTGGTCGTGCTGTGATACGCACGCGGGTGCTGCCGGAAGTCAGCACCTTTGCTTGGAAATGCGACGCTATGGTTCCACCCATCTCTTGGGGGTACATCTCACCGACATTCAGCGGGCACATGACGGCCAAGCTGAAAATGCCCATGTGCCGGTTCTGCTCGGTCGCGGTGATGGTAACCGTTTCGGGCGTTCCGGGGGAGAAGCCGACGACGATATATTCGTCGTCCTTGTACTCCCCGTTCTTCGGGTACTGGACGTTCGACCAGACGACGCGGCGACCGCCGGGCAGCGTGTTCAGGTGCCCTACCAGCGCTTCCAGTATCCGCCCCTCTATGGTCACCGCCACCATCAGGCCAACCTCTCGGCGAGCCGCTTTTGATTGCTGGCCACGATGGCAGGCCACTGCTGAACCGCGTGGTCTACGAAGTGCCGACCCGGCTGGTTGTAGCTTCGACCGAGGCTGTCGGTGCCCGTGAAGCCGTAGTTCTGACGCGCGGCATAGGCCGCGATGAAGCCGAAGCTGATGGGCGTGCCCATCTCCCACCCGGCGATCAGCGCCTCGATTGCCGCTGCGTTGCCCACCTGCGGACCTGTCGTCTTGCCATCGGCCTTTGGGTCAATCGGTGGCACCGAGGCCCCGGCCACGCCGACCAGCGAATTCTGCAAGAAGCTGGTGTCCACAGGCATGTTGCCGCCCGCCGATACCGGCACCTTCATCAGGCGCACGACTTCCTGCACGCTCTCTTTGATGATGGCTTCGATGAAAATAGGCGTGTCCGCTGCCCATTTCGCAATCTGTGCCGTGAAAGTGGTCGTCGCCATTACAGCATGACCTCCTTCTTGGCCTTGGCGTAGCGCACCGCTGCCGTCATGTAATCGATCTTGTACTCGGCATGGCAGCGGCAGTTGATAACGTCTTCCGGGAACGCGCCATGCGCACGGTCGCCGGGGTGCATCATCTTCGCCCCCGTCTCGGGCGAGATGAACGGCTGCTGGTAGGCCACCTTCTTGCCGTGCAGGATGTAATGGCTGCGCCGCTCGCGCCCGTCGCGGTTGGTGCGCCAGATTTTCATCACGTCTTGTTCCCGCACCTTGCCGGTTTCGATCATCTGCCGGATGCTCTCGGCTTGGCCAGCGTGCAGGGAAAGGATCGTCTCGGTGCGTGCAATATTCTCGCCCCGAAGCTGCAAGAGGCTGTCGGAATAGCGACCCACCATCTTGGTCACGTCTTCGGCCTTCAGCGCTGTGCCGCTGGCAAGCGCCCGCAGCACCTTGGGGTCGAAGCGGGCGTCACGGCGCTCTCGCGTGAGATAGTTGCGCAAGAGCGCCGGGTCGCCCGAGAGAAGTTCCAGCTTGGCGTTCATGACGTATTTCGCCATGGCGGGTGTCAACCCTACTAGGCCACCTTCTCGCCTTCCCGTGCGGGCGCTGACGCGCCCCACGATGTCCAGCGCCGTGGTGCGGGGGCCTTGCCCAAGCGAAATACCGATTGAAAGGGTTTCGCGCACGGCCTTGCGTGCGGTGTTGCTGAGATTGACGACCAGCTTGCTGCTTTCCACCCGCAGCCATTCCTCAGCCGGGGGCGAGCGCACGTTGAAGCGGAAGACGATGCGGGCACGTGCCGCCTCAGAGGTCAGCACGGCAGCGTACTTGTAGACATCGGCCACGGCGTCGGCGACCCCGGAAAAGACCACCGGGTCAAGGTTGAGCATCGACAGCGCATGTTCAATGTTGCCGGTCGCGATGGCCTCTTCCAACGTCTTGACCACCGTCTCGTCGGTGATGTCGTCAATGGCGTCAAGGAACGCCTGCCGCACCTGCGGCTCCATCTGGTCGATTAGTTCTTGCAGGGAACTGGGCAGCGCCATTACGACCCCACCACCAGCTTGTAGACGATGATGACGCCTGCTTCCGGCACCCGCGTCGCGCGCTTGATGACCGTGGGCTCGCCGTCGATGAACAACCTGTCGCTCACATGCGGGATGATGCCCGCCGGTAGGGACAAGGCCGGGATGATCACCTGTCTGTCGGTCGCCAGCACGGTCGTGCCATCGACCAGCCTGCGGTCAATCGGCGTGACCGTTCCGATGACCGAGGTCGTATTGATGGTGGGTGTATCGCCGGGGTCCCACGGAATGCTGACTGTCCGCGTTTGCTGTTCCAGAACGAGCGCGCCCTGCTGAAACTCATCGATAATGCCATGAGCGATATTGGCCATGTCTTGATAGAAAGCGCCGCTCATGCGCGTTTCAGCCACTTGGTCATGCTGCGGCCCTGCGCGGCTCCACTGCCGCCCAGCAGGCACGCCAGCATATTGTCCACAACGGTCAGGGTCGGCACCTGACTGGCCACCACGTCGCCACCCTTGCCCGTGGCATAGGTGACCGATACAGCCCCACTGACGCTGACCGAGGTCTTGACCTGCCCGGCTACGACATCCGGCGAAAGCGAGTTGGGCGCGCTCAGTTCGCGCAGCGCGCCCTCATAAGTGGCCCGCTCGATTTCCGCCGGTATCTCGTCGGGGGGTATCGTCTGGCCCTTACAGTCAACGGCCCCTGTACGGGGCCAGCCAAGTTCCTGTGCGCGGCCATCGGTGGGCACGCCGGGATAGCGTGCCCCATAGGTGTTGTCCAACCACAGCGTGGCCCGCTCAAGCGCCGGGTCTACCTCGCCCGCACTGGGCATGTACCCCATGCGGATGCAGTAGGCTTCGAAGTCGGCTTCAGTGCCGTAGTGGGCCATGACACCTTACTTTTTCGCGTTGCTCGGCGGGGCCGCTGCCGTGGTCTTGGGCACCTTCTTCTCGGTGCTGGCGCTCTTCGCGTTCCCCCGGACACCGGCCCCGTCGCCCGCTTCCGGGGGATCGTCATCGTCGTCTTCGAAGGCATCCCAAGGAAGCTGCTCTTCCTCAGCCGCTTCGACTTCGGCCTTGGTCGGGCCTTCGCCTTCCACACTGGTTTTCTTCACCAGCTTTTCGGAAGCCGTGCCCTTGGTCGGGATGCGGTCGCGCAGGCGCTCAAGTGTCGATTTCGGCTTGCCCTGCGGGTCTTCAACGTGCCTGCGGCCAACGAGGTCGCGCACGTGGTCAAGGCGCAGCGGCAGGTCTACCGGGTCGCCTTCCTTGGTGTTCTCGGCAAGACCGGCGACGACCTTCTCGCCAATCTTCTTGACGCCTTCGATCATCTGTTCGCGGATGGCGACGACATCCTCTTCCGCCTCTTCGCGGAAGTCGTCCACCATGCGGAAAGAGGTCTGGTGC